TGCTGAGATAGGAAAAAATGAATTTAAAGCAATTAAATTAAAATGGGATTTACATCCTGATAGAGATGCTAAATGGGAAGAAACAGAGCATGCAAATATGTCTCCAAGAGAATTTGCTCAAGAATATGACTGTGACTTTTTAGGATCTGGAAATTCCGTTGTTGAACCTGAATTATTATCTTTTTATGAAGAAACTTTTATACAAGAACCGGTTGAGCGTCGCTTCATGGGCGGCGATTTTTGGATATGGGTTTATCCTGATTATTCTAAGCAGTATATTGTTTGTGCCGACGTTGCTCGTGGTGATGGGAGTGACTATTCAGCATTTCACGTTATTGATGCAACGACGTGTGAACAAGTGGCTGAGTATAAATCGCAAGTGGATACCCGTACTTTTGGTAATATGTTGGTATCTGTTGCTACTGAGTATAACAATGCTTTACTTGTAGTCGAAAACGCAAACATCGGTTGGGATGTAGTAAACACAATTATAGAAAAAGGATACCCTAAAATGTATTATTCACCTAGAGCATATGGTGATATGAGCATGGATAAGTGGTTAGATAAAATGGATTCAAATCAAACCGTTCCTGGATTCACTACATCAGTTAAAACAAGACCACTTGTTATCTCAAAAATGGAGTCGTATATTCGAGAAAAGGCATTTATATTTCATTCAAAACGCTTATTAGAAGAGTTACGTGTATTCATTTGGCAACATGGTAAAGCACAAGCACAAAATGGATATAATGATGATTTGGTAATGGCATTGGGAATGGGATTATTTACTCGTGATACAGCAATGAAATTCTATGAACAAGGAATGGATTTAAATAGAGCAATGATCTCAAGTATTACTAGGACAGGACAAGATTATGCAGGTCCTTTAATACCTGGGGGTCAACAAAACCCATATATGATAGATAATGGACATGGCGATTTCGAAGATATGACATGGGTGCTTAGTTAATAAATATTTATTGGTATAATAAAACAAAATAATGGCAGAACAACAACCAGGTTTGTTTGGTAGGTTAACACGTTTATTCAGTACAGATGTTGTCATCAGAAATGTTGGTGGTAATCAGTTAAGAACAATAGATGTTGATAAAATCCAAGCCTACGGTAACGTAAAAACAAACGCATTAATAGATAGATTCACTAAGTTGCATAGATACGGAGCTAATATGCCGTATAATCCAACAATGAACTATCAAACATTGCGTATTCAGTTATATACTGACTATGAAGCAATGGATACAGAATCAATCATTGCATCAGCATTAGATATCATTTCTGATGAATCTACATTAAAGAATGAGGCTGGAGAAGTAATACAAATTAGAAGCTCTGACGAAAATATTCAACGCATTTTATATAATTTATTCTACGACATTTTAAACATTGAGTTTAATTTATGGATGTGGACTCGCAATATGTGTAAGTATGGTGATTTTTACTTGCATATGGAGATTGCTGAAAAATTTGGTATTTACAACGTAACGCCACTATCAGTTTATGATATGGTTCGTGAAGAAGGACAAGATGCTCAAAACCCATCTTACGTATGCTTCAGAATCGATCCAATGGTAATCGCTGCTGGTGGTATGAGTAGCCGTGTTAAAGATAGAGATGGTAAGATCAAATTTGAAAACTATGAAATTGCGCATTTTAGGCTATTAACTGACGCTAACTACTTGCCTTACGGGCGCTCGTTTATTGAGCCTGCTCGCAAAACTTACAAACAGTATGTGCTGATGAAAGATGCAATGTTATTGCACCGCATCACACGTGCCCCGGAAAAACGTATATTCACTGTAAACGTTGGTAACATACCTCCAAACGAAGTAGATGGATACATGCAGAAGATCATGCAGAAGATGAAGAAAACTCCTATGATGGATCATCAAACTGGTGAATATAACTTAAGATATAATTTACAAAATATGATGGAAGATTTCTATCTTCCGACTCGTGGTAATGATACAGCAACTAAGATTGATACAATCAAAGGTTTAGAATATAACGCGATTGATGACGTGAATTTCCTCCGCGATGAGATGTTAGCAGCGCTTAAGGTTCCTAAAGCATATTTTGGATTTGAAAAAGATTTAACTGGTAAAGCTACATTAGCAGCTGAAGATATTCGCTTCGCTCGCACAATTGAGCGTATCCAACGTATTATCTTATCTGAATTATATAAGATGGCATTAGTACACTTATACGTTCAAGGATACGATGGTGAAAATTTATCAAATTTTGAATTATCATTAACTGTACCATCAGTAATCTACGAACAAGAGAAAGTAGCATTATGGAAGGAAAAGATTGATCTAGCTAAATCAATGCAAGATACAAACTTAATACCTTCAAACTATATTTACCACGACATATTCCAATTCAGTGAAGACCAATATGACGAAATGCGTGATTTAGTTATTGAAGATAAGAAACGCACATTTAGATTAGCTCAAATCGAAAATGAAGGTAATGATCCAGCTAAAACTGGTAAGTCATTCGGTACACCACATGATTTAGCTTCACTATATGGTAAAGGTAGATCAGGAATGGATACCGAAGGAGAAGTACCTCCAGGATATGATGAGAAACGTCCAGTTGGTCGCCCTCAAGAAAAAGCATCTATTGTTGGTACACAAGACGATCCATTAGGCAAAGATAGATTAGGTAGTATTGAGAATAGTACATTATATACCGCTAATATACCTGATGAAGGTAGTGGAACACCAAAAGCTATGTTTGAACTTAAAAGACATAAAGTATTGTTTGAGGGAATGAACATAGCTCGCAAGGAACTCGCAATGGGACCTGATCAAGAACCATCATTATTAGACGAGAAAAACATCAAGGGTATACAATAAACACATATTTATTGATAGTGCACACTATTCATTATGAAAATAAAACACAGCAAATTTAAAAATACAGGAATATTATTCGAGCTATTGGTTCGCCAAATAGCATCAGAAACTGTATCTAATAAAGATTCTGCCGCTATTGGACTAGTTAAAAAACATTTTAGCAAGTCTGAATTAGCTAAGGAATATAAGTTATATCAAGCGCTAATTACGCCAAAAAACCTTAGTGAAGCTAAAGCCGAAACGTTTGTTAACTCAACGTTAGAGGCTTCTTTGCGTTTAAATAAAACGGCTTTACGTAAGGAAAAGTATAATTTAATTAAAGAAATTCGTGAAAATTACGATTTAGAAGAATTTTTTAAAGCAAAAATTAGTAACTATAAGCAATATGCTGCTGCATTCAATTTAATTGAAGCACACAATTCATTAGAATTTACTGAACCACAGCAAATAATTGATAATAAAATTACATTATTAGAACACATCACTCGTAAAGAGATTAATAAAGAAAGTGTTAAAGATCGTGTAATGGAAGAATATGGTAACATGGATAAAGGTACTCGTATCTTAGCTTATCGCATGTTATTAGAAAAATTCAATAGCAAATATGCTACGTTATCTGATAAACAAAAAGGTGTATTAAAAGAATTTATCAACAATATTAGTAACACGACTAAGTTAAGAGAATTCGTTAATAGCAATTTTAAAACTATTACTGAAGAAATTACAGCTTTAATCCCTACTATATCAGATAAAACTACTCAGATTAAATTAGCTGAAGTAATTACATTATTACATCCGTTAGATAAGACTCAAAGCGTAAAAGACGAAAATATTATTTCGTTATTACAATACCATCAATTAATTGACGAAATTAAATTAGTTAAATAATGAACAGATTACAAGAACTAGCTAATATCCCAAGCGATGTAGCTGCATTAGGTAAAGCACAAGCTTCAGCAACAACTGTAGCTGGTAAATCTAAAGCTATTAATAGTATTCAAGAATTTCCTGGTGCTTTTGAAGTTTGGTTTAAAACTTTAGGGTTTGTACCTGGTAAAATTTCTAAAAGTGCTGTTCGTTCTGAAGTAGAAAAAGTGTTAACTAAGTTAGGATATAAATAATGGCTGAAATAGATGCAAATATAGACCCTGCTAAAAAAGGTAGCTATGAGTTTTCACAACTTGAAACTTATGGTGACTTAAAAAAGCTAATACAAGTTATTGCTCTTAAGCAAAAAGGAAAAAAAATTGTATCTCAAGGTATAGAACTTGGTATAGACCAGTTACTAGGACTATTTCCAGGAGCATCAAATGTTAAAACAGCATTTGATTTCTTTAAATCAGCTATATCCAAACCAGATACTAAAAAAACTAATACCTGGTTAGATAAATTAGATATAGATGATGACATGTCTAAGATTGTAGATGATACTATTGAGAATGGATTTATGAAAGCAATGGCTGCTGCTTTTGAAGCAGAATCAGATACTAAACCATTAGAGCCTAA